GTCGTCGATGTTCGCCAAGCCGCTGTTCGGCCAGCCCGACGAGCAGGTGGGCGACGAGTTTCTGGACGATCTGGAGCCGGGTGACGAGGATGAGGAGGAGTGACACGCACTTTCCACGATGAATTCGAAGCGCTGCTGGCGCCGTCGCCGCCGTTGTTCGATGAGTTCGACACGCTGCTTCAAGGCGTGCGTGATTTCGATAAACTGTTAGACGGCAAGAGTTGGCGATATCGGAATCTGGAGGCGTACCGCTTAGACAGATGGGCACCTGATGACGATTTGCCGATCGGACTCTCCGTCAGCGGTGGCCTGTCGTCTGCGTATCAAGCTGCCCATATTGTCGCTGCGAATGGCGGTCTCCCTTCGCGGTTGACGGCGCACTTCTGCAACACTGGCAGAGAGCACGAGGAAACGCTTAAATTCGTTGATCGGCTCGACCGCGAGTTCGGACTAGATCTCGTCTATCTCGAATGCGATCGCCAGGCGAACACCGGCGTCCGCGTCGTCGACTATGCGAGCGCCAGCCGCGGCGGCGAACCTTTCCTCAGTTTCCTTTATGAGGAGATCAAGCGTCGCGACGGCACGATCGGTGTGCGCCCGCTTTCGAATCCGGCACAGCGGACTTGCACCGATCAGCTCAAGGCGAAAACGTGGCACCGATACGCTCGGCGGCATCTCGGCTGGTCGACGCGATACTATACGGTGCTCGGCTATCGAGCCGATGAGCCGAAGCGCTACAATAAACGGGTGAAGCGGGACGCCAACGGCTTCAAGGAGACGGGCAAGGGCCTCTCCCCGATGTATCACGCCGGTGTCGACAGTGACGCAAAAGAAATGTTCTGGCTCTGCGCCCCTTTCACGCTCGGCATTAGCAGCAAGCGTGGAAACTGCGACTTCTGCTTCATGCTCGCCGAGTGGAACATCAAAGAGCGAATGCTTGAAGAGATGATCGCAAGCCCGTTTCGGCTTCGCGACTATAAAAACGGCGTCGCGCCGATCCCGCCCCGCATCATGTTCTGGATCGCCGCCGAGGAGCGCGTCAGCGACCGCCCCGGCGTCTTCCGCAAGGACCGTCCGACCTACCGCCAGATTTGGGAGGCGGTGCTCGCGGGCAACATGGAAGGCTCGAAAAAGGGCGACGTTTGTAGAGATTGCGGCGGATGAAAACTGAGATCACCGAAACCTTCGCCGCCAGCTACTCGGTGGATATCTTCATCGGAGGCGACGTTGACGCCGCACGGCAGGCGTGTCGCGAGTTCTGCCTGCGTGGCCTTTGCGTCTCACTGTCACCGGCGGACTTCATCTTCACCGGCGGCATGGAGAGTGGCGTCCGCGTTGGGCTGATCAATTATCCACGCTTCCCCGCCGAGCCGCGCAACATCCTGAACACGGCGCAGGCGCTCGCCCGCTTCCTGATTGAGCGGCTGCACCAGCAGTCCTGCACCGTGGTCGCGGCGGATCACACCATCTGGCTCAGTCGCAGATGACCCGCCGCCTCCTCGTCAAAGACCGCCCCGCAACCTACGACACGCTGCAGGCTATGATCGTGGCGTCGTCGGAGGCGGTGCGGCCGCCGGAGCGGCTGACCGTCAGCGAGGCCGCGGTCCGTTACGTGCGGATCAAGGAGAAGAATTACTCCGGCGCCTGGTCCGCTGGGAAGACCCCCTACGCGATGACGCCGCAGGACGTGCTCACGTCGCTCGACTTCACCGGCATGGTGTTCGCCGGGCCGGCGCGTACCGGCAAATCGCAGATGTGCCCCAACTGGATCGCGCACACCTCGATCTGCGACCCCGTCGACATGATGATCGTCCACATGACGCAGGCGACCGCCCGCGAGTGGTCGCTGTCGGATCTCGCGAAGCTGTTCCGCAACTCCCCCGACGTGCGGTCGCGCCTGTCGCCGGGCCGCCAGAACGACAACGTCCACGACAAGGCGTTCCTGTCGGGGATGCGCGTCACGATCACCTGGCCGACGATCACCAACCTCTCAGGCAAAACGATCCCGCGCATCTGGCTGATGGACTACGATCGCATGCCGCTGAACGTCGACGGCGAGGGCGACCCCTGGACGCTCGGCCGGAAGCGCACGCAGACGTTCAAGCGTCACGGCATGACGGTGGCCGAGTCGTCCCCCGGCCACGCTGTCGAGGACCCGAAATGGATGGCGGCCGCGCCACACGAGGCGCCGCCGGCGAAAGGCATCCTGTCGCTCTACAATATGGGCGACCGGCGCCGCTGGATGTGGAATTGCCCGTCCTGCGCCGGCAAGTTCGAGGGCGACTACAGCCTGTTCCACATTCCGCCCGGCGACGATCCGATGGAGCGCGCCGAAGCCGTGACGATGATCTGCCCGCACAACGGCTGTGTGCTGACGCCCGACATGCAGCACGACCTGAATCTCGGCGGTCGCTGGATCAGGGAAGGGGAGACGTGGAACGAGGACGGCAGCGTCACCGGGAAGCCGCGCCGCTCCGACATCGCCTCCTTCTGGCTGAAAGGCCCCGCCGCTGCGTTCACCACCTGGCCCGAGCTGGTGCTGAAGATGCTCAACGCTGAGGCCGAATATGAGCGCACCGGTGACGAGGAGAAGCTGAAGTCGGTGACGAACACCGATCTCGGGCTGCCATACACACCCAAGGCCCTGGAGGCCGGCAGGCTGCCGGAGGAACTGAAGAAGCGCGCCCAGGATTGGGGCGGCAGCGCGGAGGAACCCTGCGTCCCCGCCGAGGCCGCTGGTGGCTTCCTCGTCGCGACGGTTGACGTGCAGGCCGGCGGACGGCCGTCGTTCGTCGTCCACGTGTTCCTGATCAGCGACGGCGGCGACGTGTGGCATGTCGCGATGTTCAAGATCAGGAAGTCGCTGCGGCATGACGCGGACGGCGACCACCATCTGATCGACCCGGCGTCGCACCCCGAGGATTGGGATCTGCTGATCTCCGAGGTGCTGGAGCGCACCTACCCGATCGGCGACGGCTCGGGCCGCCGGATGCGTGTGAAAATCGTCGGATGCGACTCCGGCGGCGCCGCCGGTGTCACGGCGAACGCATACGATTTCTACCGGCGGCTGCGGGCAGCAGGCCAGCACCAGCGTTTCCACCTGCTGAAGGGCAGCCCGAGCCGCAGCGAGACGGCGCCACTGCGCGTCACCTATCCTGACGCCCAGCAGAAGGACAAGCTCGCCACAGCCCGCGGCGACGTGCCGGTGTGGCTGGTCAACTCGAATATCGTGAAGGACCAGGCGACGAACATGCTCGGCCGCACGGAGGCGGGCGGCGCGGTGCGGTTCCCGATCTGGGCGGAGCAGTGGCTGTATTCGCAGCTCACCACGGAAATCAAGACGCCCAAAGGATGGCTGAACGTCAGCCGCAAGAGGAATGAGGCATTTGACCTTCTTGCTTATGCGATCGCGTTGCAGCGTCACCCTGACCTGCGGACACATATCGTCGGCTTCTGGGAAAACCCGCCACCGTGGGCGGGACCGTGGGATGCTAACGACCTAGTGTTCCTGCCGAATGCTGACGGGACGTGGGAGCAGCCGGTTACGCAGCCGAAGCGATCATTGGCGGATCTCGCCGGGTCGATGGGCTGATCTGAAAATCAACCTAAAGTTGCCGCGTCAACAATTTCATGCGATACGTCGCACATGGCGACCCTCGCGGAACGGCTGGTTGAAGCCGAACAGGCACTGCATGACCTGCAAATCGGCAGGGCGGTGGCGCGCGTCCGCGATGCCAACGGCGAGGAGATCACTTACAGCATTGCCACCCGCTCCGCGCTGGCCGCCTACGTGCAGAGCCTGCGCCAACTCATTGCCGACGAGGCAGCCGGCACCGGTCCGATTACCGGTCCGCTGCGGCCGTTCTTCTGATGGTCGACGAGTTCGACGAACTGCTCGGCGGCTCGCCGCCGGCAGCGCCCCCCGCCGCAGTCCCGTCCTCCCCGGCGGGGGGCGAATCGGCGATGGGCGCGTATGAGGGTGCGTCCCGGTTCGACCAGTCGGTCGCGCTGTGGGGACCGGCCTTGCAGTCGGCCGACGCCGACATCCTGCCCGCCAAGGAACTGATCGACGGCCGCGCCCGCGACATGATGCGGAACGATGCGTTCGTGCAGGGCGGCGCGAATCTGCACAAGGACAATATCGTCGGCGCGCAGTTCCTGCTGAACGCGCGGCCGATGACCGCCGTGCTGTTCGGCCAGGAGAACGACACCTGGGAGGAAGCCTTCCAGCAGGAGGTCGAGGCGAAGTTCAACCTGTGGGCCGAATCCCCGGATAATTGGGTGGACGCCGCGCGCACCAACAGCTTCACTTCGCTGATCCGCATGGCGGTTGGCATCCATCTGATGGCCGGCGAGGTGCTGGCGTCGGTCGAATTCATCGACGAGGGGCCGTTCCGCACGGCGATCCAGATGATCGACCTTGACCGGCTGTCAACCGATCCGGCGTCCCTGCTGCGGCTCGACGCCGATGTGCGCGCCGGCATCCGTTACGATCGCCGCGGCGCCCCCATCGCCTACCAGATCCGCACCGAGCATCCGAACGACATCACCTACCGGCTCAAGATGCCGGCGTGGAAAGAGGTGCCGATCCGCAAGCCGTGGGGGCGGCTGCAGATGATCCACCTGTTCGAGCAGGTTCGTCCGGAGCAGAGCCGCGGCGTCGCCGAGATGGCCGCCGCGCTCAAAGAAATGCGGATGAGCCACAAGTGGCGCGACATCAATCTCCAGAACGCCGTGCTGCGCGCGACCTACGCGGCCGCGATCACGTCGGAGATGCCGAGCGAGGCCGTGTTCGCGCAGCTCGGTGGCGGGCAGATGTCGCCCGATGCGGTGCAGAAGGCCGTCAGCGACTATGCCGCCGGCTATCTCGGCTCGATCAGCGAATATGCTGGCAACGCGAAGAACCTTCACATCGACGGTGTGAAGGTGCCGCACCTGTTCCCCGGCACGAAGTTCGAGTTGCTGGCCCCGGCGGCAAACGGCCCGCTGGGCGGCGAGTTCGAACAGTCGCTGCTGCGCTATCTCGCCGCGTCGCTGGGCGTGTCCTACGAGCAGCTTTCGCGCGACTATACCAACACGAACTACAGCTCGGCCCGCGCCGCGATGTCCGAGACCTGGAAGTTCATGCAGTCGCGCAAGAAGCTGATCGCCGACCGCTTCGCCACGATCATCTACCGCCTGTGGCTGGAGGAAGCGATCAACGCCGATGCGCTGGTCTCCTTTCCGAAGCGCATGGCCCCGATGCTCTACACGGCCGGCAAGCTGAACCTCAACTTCGAGGCGATCACGCGCTGCGACTGGATCGGCGCCTCGCGCGGCCAGATCGACGAGTTGAAAGAGACTCAGGCCGCCGTGCTGCGGCTCAACAACAATCTCTCGACGGA